GCAATTAAATTTTATATGAAAGCGCCAGAATGAAACTTAACCCCTATCACTGTACTGTTTGCAAATTACCACGTTCAGGGCATAATCACACTAAATGCAGTAAAATACTGCAACGTGAATATGCAGCAAAGCCTAAAGTTGAATATAAACCGAAAGAAGCAAATGACAGCACAATGCGGTGAGTGTGCCATAACCCCGCAAGTTAGCGGCAATGTCCTCCTATGTATCCCCTTTCGCATTGGGCGCTAACACTTATGAAATCATCTTTAGCCAAATTCATCCCTACTCAAGACACCTATCAAGTAAAGCGTGAAGCATGGCTAAATGATAGAATACTCGTTGTAACAGATGAACAGTTCCTGAGCCTAAGCCATATCCAGCAACAAGTATTAAACCAGATCGGAAGCAGATTATATGGCACAACTATCAAGGGATAAAAATTGACCATCAATCGACTGCTAGACATATTACAGGACTGGGCTTTATGGATGCGCCAACCATCCCACAAGCTAGGCTATCCATCTAAAAGCTTAATGCTATCATCAGGGGGCGAATCAACATCAGAAGCCTTTGAACACATGCTAGAGGATGCAGATTTAACCAGCGTCATAGCTATCAACGCCATTATTGACGGATTGCCAAATGAGCAACAAGCCGCAATAAGTGCAAGATACCTGGAAGCGTTAAAGCCTAAAGACTATGAATCTCTGCTATCCAATGCTATGGATAACTTGCTATCTATCGCTACAAGACGAGGCATGATATAAAAATGTTTGACACGAAACACTGAAAGCGCTATTATTTTTCTCAAGGGAGAAGTTGCCCCCAAAATTTGAGCTGCCTGAGGCGGCTTTTTTTACGCCATTGAGTGGCACAAATAACCCAGAGGGTGCAAGATATGACAGCATTATCAATCAGTGGAATATATGGGCTGGTTGACCCAATGACTGGCACCCTAAAATATATTGGGCAATCAAAAAATATAGCAAAGCGCTTTAAATCTCATTGTGGTAAATATAGTAAATATCCAGTTTCTGCATGGATAAGAAAGCTAAAGTCTCTTGGGCATGCTCCAGAGCTAATTGTTATCGAAGAGGTAGCCAATCCTATAGCTAAGGAAAAGCTGTGGATAGATAGAGCAAAAGCTCAAGGCATTAAATTACTTAACATCCATGAGGGTGGATTTAATCCAGACCATGCATTAAAAGCAAAATCGCAAAAGATATGGAATGTAGAAGGGTTGACTTCACCATACTTGCTTTTAACTAGACGTTTCATGAATGAGTGTCGCCGCAGCGAAAACATCAAGAAAATATTTGCAGGGTTCTCATTAGAGCGCCGCGCATGCGTAACAGAAGAGCAGTTTATAGACTTCGAGTTAAAGATGGCTCATATAGCATTGGGCTTTCCAAAGCTAGAGGAGAGTATAAGTCGATGGTTGCTTGCTGTAGAAGATAAGATAAACTCGGCTTATCCTGGCAAGGTAAACATAATATATGTTGACACCTAAACAGGAAAACTTCTGCCTAGCATATTTAGAAACTGGGAACGCTACAGAGGCATACAGAAAATCTTACGATGCATCGAAAATGAAAGATGCCGTAATTAATGTCAAGGCTTGCGAGTTACTGGCTAACGGTAAGATAGCGGTAAGACTAGCAGAATTAAGAAAACCCGCCCTAGAACGCCACAATATCACTATTGATAGTCTATTAAGTGAGCTAGAAGAGAATAGAAAAGCGGCACTAACAGCAGTAACGCCTCAATCAAGCGCGGCAACTGCTGCAACTATGGGTAAGGCTAAATTACTTGGGTTCTTAGACAAGCGTGATGACCTAGAACTAGATGAAGAGCAACAACCATCCCAGGTCATTATTGGTGTAAAAGATGCCAGCCGTACTACAGACTGAGTTTAACGCTAATGTACCGCAAGCGCAGTTTCTGGCATTGCTACACAAGTACAGGGCATTCGTAGCTGGATACGGCACAGGTAAATCGGTTATAGGCGCTGTAGCCTCTTGTAAGCACTATTGGGAACATCCAAAGGTCAATCAAGGCTATTTTGCACCTACCTACCCACAGATACGAGACATATACTTTCCTACCATTGAAGAGATAGCCTTCTCAATGGGACTTAGGGCAGACTTAAAAGAATCAAATAAAGAAGTCCATATTTACAATGGCAGGTTTTACAAAGGCACAACCATTTGCCGTTCGATGGAGCGCCCACAAACAATCATTGGCTTCAAGATAGGTCATGCTCATATTGATGAGATAGACGTGATGGAGGCTAAAAAAGCCCGTGATGCATGGCGCAAGATAATTGCCAGATTAAGATATGCAGATGCAGGATTGAGGAATGGCGCTGACATAACAACCACTCCAGAAGGCTTTAAAGAGACATACAGGCTATTTGTTACCGAGGTTCAAAAGAACCCAAAACTATCCAGCTCATATGGAATGATACAGGCCAGCACTTATGCTAACGAAGCCAACCTTCCTGATGACTACATACAATCACTGATTGACACCTACCCAGAGGAATTAATAGCTGCCTACCTAAATGGGCAGTTCACCAACCTCAATACTGGAACGGTCTACCGTAGCTATAACAGAGTAACTCACCGTTCTAACCAGGTAGTTATTGGTAACGAAGCCTTGCGTGTTGGCATGGACTTCAACGTTATGCACATGGCGGCTACTGTTTTTGTGGTCAGAGAAAATGGATGGCATGCTGTTGACGAGTTTACAGACTTGTTTGACACGCCCGATATGATTCGAGCAATACGCGAACGCTACAAGGAAAACAGAATCATTGTTTACCCTGATGCATCCGGCAACAATAGAAAAACAGTAGACGCAAGTCAGTCTGACATATCGCTATTAAGACAAGCTAATTTCGATGTCAAAGTAAACGATGCTAACCCTGCTGTAAAAGACCGCATTAACGCAGTCAACAAACAATTTCAGATTGGCAGGCTTTGGGTAAACGATACCAAAGCGCCAACAGTAGCAAAACATCTTGAGCAACAAGCTTACGATAAAAATGGTGAGCCTGATAAAAAGTCAGGGTTCGACCATCAGAATGATTCATTTGGGTACGGAATTTGTTACGAGTTCCCAATAGTTAAACCATCCCTACAGCGCGTAGTGATTCAAGGAATATAATGCCAGTTGATACCCTTCACCCAGACTATGAGGCTAATGCAGCCAAGTGGAAGCGATGCCTAGCCTCGATTGAGGGGCAGGATGCTATCCACGAAGGGCGTGAAACATACTTGCCCCGCTTGTCTGGTCAGGATGATGCACAATACAAGGCATACTTAGGTCGCGCATTATTCTATAACGCAGTAGGCCGCACACTTGATGGTATGACAGGGCTGATATTCCGTAAAGAGCCGCAAGTAACCTTACCTGCTGGCCTTGAATTTGCTCAAGAGGATATGGACAAGGCTGGCACTAGCTTGCTTGGCTTCTCTGAGACGATTGTTGACCATATAATGAGCGTAGGCCGGGTTGGTGTGTTGGTAGACTATCCAAAGACTGATGTGCCAGTTACCACAGTAGGGGAAGCGCAATCACTTGGCCTTCGCCCTTATGCAAGCATTTATTCAGCACTGGCTATTATCAATTGGGAGGCTGGCGCTTACGATCAGCTTAACAAGGTTGTATTAGCTGAACACATATCTAGCATTGACCCTAAAGACGAGTTCAAAACAGTCGTAACTCCACAATGGAGAGTGCTTGACCTGTTTGAAGGCAAATATCGTGTCAGAATTATCCAAAAGGATGAACATAAAAAAGATGTATTGATTGATGAATACTATCCGATGATGAACAATCAGCCGTTAAAGTTCATCCCGTTCTATATCTACAGTGCTATTGGTAAATCGGTAAGCATTAAGAAGCCGCCTCTTATTGATATGGTTGATGTCAACCTGTCTCACTATAAGACGACTGCTGACTATGAGCACGGCTTGCATTTTACTGGCTTGCCTACTCCTGTAGTCACTGGCTACGATGTAAAAACTAATGATAAAGGCATACCGACTGAGACGCTATCTATTGGTTCATCCACCGCTTGGGTATTCCCTAGCAAGGATGCTAAAGCCTCATACCTTGAGTTTACTGGACAAGGACTGCAACAACTATCTAAAGCATTAGAGGAAAAAGAGGCCAAGCTAGCTAGTTTAGGTGCTCGTATGCTTGCGCCTGAGAAGAGAATGGCAGAAGCTGCCGAGACTGCTGCAATCAATCGCAGTGGCGAAAACTCTGTATTGGCTAGTATTGCTTACGCTGCCAGCGAATTGCTTGAAGAGGTGATGCAGGTCATATCGCAATGGGCAGGTGTTAGCGGCAATATTGAAATACACTTGAACACTGACTACTTGCCTGTTGGCATGACAGCTCAAGACCTAGCCGAACTTGTTAAGGCTTGGCAAGCTGGCGGCATATCATTTGAGACCATGCACTATAACCTAGTCCGTGGTGAGATTATGCCTGCTGATGTGACAGCAGAAGAAGAACAGGAAAAGATAGCAGAGCAGCCACCTTTAGGCATGACTGATGGCGCTGAATGATGACCTGTTTGATAGCCTTGTCATGCATCAAATCGACCTGCAAGGCTACAATAACCAAGTAGTAAACAGGATTATCCGGCTGCTCAATAAAACTGATGCAGACCTGATTAGACAGATTGAACGTGCTATTGAGAAAATGCCAGAAGGCGGCCTGAAAGTATCAAGGCTCAATACCATGCTGGAAGGTGTGCGAGAGGTCAACTCAAAAGCATTCGAGGTAGTGAATAAAGAGCTATACAAAGAGCTTGATGACTTCACCGAGTACGAAACTGGCTACCAATACCAACTGCTTACGAATAGCCTGCCAGTTGCTGTAAATACTGTCACACCTTCCGTGGTTTATGCTGCTGCGATGGCACAGCCATTTCAAGGCAAGCTATTAAAAGAGTTCATGGCTAATCTTGAGGCAGACAGAGCTATAAAGATTCGTGACGCTATCCGCATGGGATTTATTGAAGGCCAGACTACCAGCCAGATAGTGCAACGCATTCGCGGCACAAGAGCATTAAGATACAGTGATGGCATATTAAACATCACACGCCGAAACACAGAGAGCGTAGTGCTGACTGCCCTTAGCCATACCTCTAACTTTGCAGCAGAAAAGGTCTACGAGGCTAACAGTGATGTTATCAAGGGCTATCGCTACACTGCAACGCTAGATGCCAAGACAACATTGCTATGCAGCTCAAGAGACGGCAACTTTTATCGCCTTGGTGCAAACAAGCCCGCTATCCCTGCCCATTTTAGGTGCAGAAGCCGTTACACTGTAGTTACTAAGTCATTTCGTGAGCTTGGTTTGGATATAGATGAAGTGCCAGAAAGCACAAGAGCTTCGATTGATGGTCAAGTCCCTGCCAGCACAACCTATCAGGAATGGCTAAAGAAGCAGCCAGTATCGCGTCAAAACGAAGTATTAGGCGTGACTAAGGCCAAGCTATTCCGAGATGGTGGATTAACGCTTGATAAGTTTGTATCGCCACAAGGTCACAGTTACACATTGGATGAATTGCGCCAAAGAGATGCAAGCGCTTTTTCAAAGATTTAACCGAAAGCTCATACCCTTGAGGGGCGTGGGCTTTTTTATTGAGGCAGAGCCTCGCAACCTGTCCAGAGGACTATACCATGCCAGACGCAATAGATTTATCCGCACCAGAAGTAGCCGCTGCCATTAAAGCTGCCGTCACTGAAGCAACCGAAGGCTTATCAACAAAAAATGCTGAACTGTTGAAAGAGCTGAAAGAAGCTAAGAAAGGCAAGCAAGTCAATCCAGAGGATTTAGAGAAGCTGGAAAGCCAAATCGAAACACTGCAAGGTGATTTGTCTAAGGCACAAAGCGAACTCAAAACAGCGCAGAAAACGGCTAAGGAAGCTACAGAAAAGCTAGGTTCAGAATCAGCATTCACGCAAAAGCTGCTTGTTGAGAACGGACTAAGCGCAGAGTTACTCAAAGCAAACGTCACTAACCCTGTCCACTTGAAAGCGGTGCAAGCCATGCTATCAGGACAGGTAAAGATTGTTGCTGAAGGTGACATACGCAAAGCTGTAGTAGGCGATAAAGAACTGTCCGTATTTGTTAAAGAATGGGCGGCTGGAGATGAAGGCAAGCACTTCGTTACTGCGCCTAACAACTCAGGCGGCAATAGCCAAGGCAGCAATGGTAGTCAGGTTAAAGGTAAGACAATGCAACGGAGCGCATTTGATGCTGCTTCGCAACAAGAACGTATCGCCTTTGCAAAAGAAGGTGGCACAGTAGTAGATTAATTTAAACCAAAGTAACAACCGCTCTATATGGGCGGTTTTTTTACGCCCATTAAAAGGAAATTATCATGGCTAACGTATTAACCTCGCTTGCCGCAGATATTTATAAGTCTGCTGACATTGTAGGCCGAGAACTTGTCGGTGTAGTAACCTCTTCAACAATGAACGGCGGCTCAGAACGCGCTGCTTTAAATGACGTAGTACGCTCACACTTCACCCGTGCTGCTACCGTGTCAACCGTGTCCCCTTCTATGACTATCCCAGAAGGCACAGACCAAACAGTTGATAACAAGACCCTGACATTGAGCCAAACTGCCTCTGTCAAGATTCCATACACTGGTGAAGACATCAAGCACTTGGATAACGGCTCAGGCTTCCAAAGTGTTTACGGAGACCAAATCACCCAAGCATTCCGCGCCATTGCCAACCAGATTGAAACCTACGCATGGCAAAAGGCATATCAAGGTGCATCACGCGCTTTTGGTACTGCTGGCACTACTCCATTTGCTTCTAACTTTAACGAAGTGGCAGAGCTGCGCCAAATCTTGGTTGATAACGGTGCTCCGATGGATGGCCAAGCCTCTTTAGTGATTAACACACTGGCAGGCACAAAACTGCGTAACCTTGCACAATTGCAAAAAGTTAATGAAGCAGGCAGTTCAAATCTTCTGCGTCAAGGCGAATTGCTTAACCTGCAAGGCTTGAGCCTGAAAGAATCTGCTGCACCTGTAGCAGTGACTAAGGGTACTGGTTCTGGTTACTTGGTCAATAACGGCGCTGGCTATGCTGTTGGTTCTACTGCTATCACTGTAGATACTGGCACTGGCACTATTCTGGCTGGCGACACTATCACATTCACAGGCGATACCAACAAGTATGTAGTTGCTACTGCTTTGGCTGCTAACGTGGTGACTATTGCTGAACCTGGCTTGCGTGTTGCTGTTGCTGATAACGTGGCTATTACCGTAGGCAATACTGCTACTTCTAACGTAGCATTTCACCGTGCTGCTATCGAAGTGGCTATGCGCCCATTTGCTGTGCCACCTGGTGGCGATGCTGCTGAGGAAAGCATGATTGTGTCTGACCCTTGGTCTGGCCTGTCATTCGATATTTCAGTATACAAAGGCTATAAGAAAATGATGGTAGACATCTCTTGCGTCTATGACGTTAAGGTATGGAAGCCAGCCTTTGTGAGCATTTTGCTAGGCTAGTAGAACGTCAAAGCCCATTCTTAACTGAGTGGGCTTTTGCATTTGTACTAACCAATGGAGAACTAAATGGCTAAGTCTAAAGTTACAGAAGTTACAGAGCCGATTGAATCGCCTGAAACTGTTGAAGTTGTCATGACCAATGGCGAAGCTGAGACAGAAGTACACAAGGATTCAGTTGCTGCTATGGAAGCATGCGGGTGGAAGGTTAAGTAAATGACTAACCGCTTTGGCATCCCAAAGCAATGCTTTACCGATGACCCAGATAATCTTTTTGGCGAATCTCGCGTTCAGGTTGATATTGCACAAACGGGCTTTTTTACAGGCCATGAATTTAGAAGCTATTACGAATTTAGCATTGCGGCGGCAGCTTCGATAACAATCAGGTTTATATCGCCAGTAGAGGTCATCCTGTTCAACCAGCACATCACGATTTCTCAAAGTTCGATTAAAGTTGAAGCGATTATTAACGGTACGCCAGCAGGCACATATAGCACATCACTGCCAATTATCGGCAAGAACCGCATGCTATCACGCCCTGAGCCTTACTACGAATCGCAGGCAACAATGATGACTGGTGGCACGGTAAGCGGCGGCACTGTGATGGATATTATGCTGGCCTCTGTTGGCACACAAGGCAATCAGGCACAAGCCTCTCAGAGCGATAACATTAACGATGAGCGCGGATTGCCTGCTGGTACTTATTATTTAAGGATTACAAACACTGGCTCAGATACTTGCACTGGTGTTTATTCATTATGGTGGGAAGAGAGACCTTAAATGCTGATAGTTGAAGATGGAACGGGCAAGGCTGATGCCGAAAGCCTGACAAGCGTTGCTTATGCTGATGCTTATTTCACAGCACGCGCCATCTCTACATGGACAGGCACTACAGCACAAAAAGAAGCGTGGCTACGTCTGGCTACTGAGTATTTTGAGGGTGAGTATGGCCTCATGTTTGGCGGCACTCGCAGAACAGACACACAAGCCCTTAGCTTTCCACGCTCACTAATGCCTAAAAAGGATTCGCCAGCGTTATACGGCTTTTCTTATTGGCCTGATGATAATGTACCAACTCAAGTGCAAAACGCTGTCTGTGAGCTTGCATTAAAGGCTATGAGTGCATCGCTTGCGCCTGATGTTGGAAGAGTGACGCTTAAAGAGAAGATTGACGTGATTGAAGTGCAATATGGTGATGATGGTCGTGTGTCTACGATATATCGCCAAATCAATATGCTGCTTAGTCCATTTTTTAATGCATCAGGTGCAAATATCGGATTGTGCCGAGTATGAGCTTTTATGATAACGCTTCTGCTACTGCAAGGCGCTTAATCGCTCAGTTCGGGCAAAACATGACAGTTATCAGTCCTAGTGGCGACCCTGTCTATGACCCTGATACTGGAATAGTCACAACGCCAACGCCAACCACGCAAATTGATAAGGGCGTGATACTGCCCTATAAGAATAGCGAGATTAACAAGCCTGATTCATTAATACATCAGGATGACCAAAAGGTATTGATTAACCTGACTGATGCACCTGTTGTGAACGGGACAGTAACAGTTGGTTCAACTGTTTACACGATAGTCAACATACAAGCATTATCACCCGCTGGTCAGGCTGTGCTTTATACACTACAGGTACGCAAGTGAGCTTTGCTTTAGACCTTCAGCGATTTGCTGAAAAAGCAGGTGACAAAGCTGATGCAGTAGTGAGAAAAGTAACGCTTGATGTGTATTCTCGGCTGATAGAAAAAAGCCCCGTAGATACTGGAAGATTTAGAAATAACTGGCAGATAGGCTACAACCTAGTCGATAGCACCACGACCAATGCTAAAAGCTACGATTCAAGCGGCGCAAGTGCTGTTGCTAGAGCTTACGCTGAGATATACGGCAAGCCGATACCAGGTGCATACTTCCTGACTAACTCACTGCCTTATGCTGAACGTCTTGAAGATGGATATTCAGGACAAGCGCCTTTGGGCATGGTGAGGATCACTGTAGTCGAGTTTAAATCTATTGTTCAGAAAGCGATATAAATGTCACAGTCAACCATCCGCAAGGCATTTGAAAGTCGCCTCAAGGCATGGGCTGTGACCAAGGGATTCGCTGTTGCTTACGAGAATGTAGGCTTTACAGATACAAGCGGTACATATCTGCGGTCATTCATCCTGCCAGCACAGACACAAAGCCAGACGCTTGACGGTGTGAATCGTGACTATAGCGGTGTATATCAGGTTTCTATTTATGTCCCTATAAGCTCAGGAGCTAAGATAGCCAATGACCTAGCTGCTGAGATAGACGCGCTTTATCCAGTATCGTTTACTCAAGACGGATTAAGGATATGGATGACAGCCCCTATGGGAGTTAGACCAGCAAGGCAAGAGGATGATAAATTTATCCTGCCTGTATCTGGAAACTATCGAGCAGAAGCATGACACCTATTTTATCCTCAGGCACAGCATTATTTATTAGTGAAGAGTTGCCGCTTGACTACGACCAAGCCACATTTGAAACACTGACATTTACCCAAATCAGGGCAATGCGTAGTGTAGGCGATATTTTCTTCCAGCATCAGACTGTAGAGAATCGCACCATAGGCCAAAAGCCTTACATGCAACGAGTTGGAGAATTAACCAGCAACCTACAGTTAGAGCTATACCGTATTGATGATGCAGGCCAAACATTATTGTCTGAGGCTGTAGATTCAATGGACAGTTACAGCTTCAAAGTCGTATCCCCAGATTCATATACTCAGTATTTCACTGCCGCAGTCACTTACAAGGCTAACGGCGTAGGTTCACAGTCATCAATAGCAGAAGGCAGATATACGCTTGAGCTAGATGGTGATGTTATAGAAGTTTAGTTATAAAGAGGAATAGGGTCTGCTATAATAAGCAAATCCGCAAGGTGCTATCAACACTTTGCGGATTCTAACCAACCGACTATTAAGGAGTCATCATGGCTGTCGCTATTTTAACGCAAGAACGATTGCATGCAACGATTGATTACAATCCAGATACTGGAATATTTACAAGAAAAATAAGAACTGCACAATGCCATAGAATTGGCGATAGAGCAGATTTTGTTGTTACAGGTGGCGGGTTAAAAGGCTATCACAGAGTAGCATTAGATTCTTCTAGGCATCTGGCTCACAGGCTGGCTTGGTTCTACGTATATGGAATTTGGCCTAATGAAGAAATTGACCATATAGATGGCAATAGAGCTAACAACAGGATTAGCAATCTTAGAGACGTTAGCTCAAGAGTTAATCTTGAGAATATGATTCGCCCTCGCATTGGAAATAAAAGCGGGTTCTTAGGAGTTCTTTACCATCCAGAAACTGGAAAGTGGAGAGCTAGGATACAGGTAAATAAAAAATCAGTTCATATCGGATTATATGAAACTCCTGAATTAGCTTATGCAGCTTATGTTTTAAAGAAAAGAGAGTTACACGAAGGCTGCACAATTTAGCATCCAATAGATAAGCGAACCGCCTTAATAATACAGGCGGTTTTTTTATGCCCGCGAGGGCGAGTAATAGCCACTTTAATCGGTGGTTTTTTTATGTCTGCCGCTCGCGGCTTTATTAATAAAGGTACTTACCATGAAAAAGTTTAAATCGTTTTTAAAGTCTTTGGCATTGATTGCACATGATGCTTTGTTTTCACACATGAACAGTTCTGGCATGGTTCTTAACGCCGTATATCTCCCAGACGGCGTGCTTTTATCGCTTGCCACAACTTATGCATCATCTTTACCTATTACCTCGATTACCAATGCAGCGCCTCCAGTAGTCACCTCTGCTGCCCACGGCTTGTCCAATGGCGACATCGTTGAAGTTACTTCTGGCTGGAATGGCATCACAGGTCGATTGATTCGCGTTTCTGCTGTATCTACTAACAACTTCTCGCTTGAAGGTGAAGATACTACCAACACTACGCTTTATCCTGTTGGCACTGGTACTGGCACAGTCCGCAAAGTTACTGCTTTCACTCAAATCCTGCAAGTGACTGATGTATCAACTACTGGCGGTGAGCCTCAATATGCAGAATATCAATTCTTGGAAAATGACTTTACAAGTCAAATCCCTACCGCTTCATCTGCACAGAGCTTGGCTATGACAGTTGGCGATGATGCATCACTAGCTGGCTATGTTGCTTTGAAGGCTGCCTCTAAAGCTAAAGCAATTCGTGGCTTGAAGGCTTACTTCCCTAACGGTTCAACTAGCTACTACAACGGCTATGTGTTTGTTAATGAAACGCCAACATTAACCAAAGGCTCTATCGCCACAGTTAATGCCAGCTTCGCATTGACAGGTGTGCCAACAAGATACGCCAGCTAATCGGTTAGTTGTCAGTACAACACCCCATGAAGTCATTCTTCATGGGTTTTCTTTCATAACTACAAGGATATAACAAAATGCCTAAATTACAGCTAGGTCAAGCCCCTAAGTCTTTTCAAGCAATCGTACTCATTCCAGTGATTGATGGTGAGCCGCAAGAGCTTGGATTTACATTCAAGTATCGTAGCCGCACCGAGTATGCAAAGTTTATCCAGCCTATTCTTACGCCAAAAGAAGAGAAGGCCGATAAAGATTTAACCTTGCTGCAAGTCATTAGCAAATCGGATGCTGCATCTGTCAAGTTCATTATGGATGTTGCTGAGGGCTGGGACTTAACTGACAAGTTCAATGCTACCAACGTAGGCAAGCTGGTTGACGAGTTCCCCGCTGCCCCTGCTGCCATTTCAGAGGCATATTCAAAAATACTGCTTGAGGGCAGAGTAAAAAACTAGAAAAGGTCGCCACGGCGCTGTATAGGCCAGAACCAACGCCAGCCGAACTTAAAGCGTTTGGCATGACCGTGGATGACCTTGGAAGTATTGATATTTGGCCTGAGCATTATCAGGCTTATTCTGTATTTATCGCTATGAACACGCAATGGCGCACTGGCATGAATGGTGTGACAGGGCTGGACTATAACGCCTTGCGTGAAGTCTGGGACAGGACTAGAACGCCTGACGATGAACGTGACGAAGTGTTTTATCAGCTACAAATAATGGAACGTGCTGCGCTTGATGAAATTCGATTGCAGCAATCTAAAGCAAAATAACGGAGTATTAGATGGCTGATGATATTGCATCGCTCGGAATACGAGTTGAGACAGGACAGGTAGAGAAAGCTAAACGCTCACTCGCTGACCTATCGGCTCAAGGCGGCAAAACAGAACAGTCATTAAAAGGCGTAGGCGATGGCAGTGCTGCTGCTGCTGGCAAGGTAGACAAGTATGCCGATTCAACCAAGAAAGCCGCTAAAGAGACAGAAGGTCTAGCCACATCATTAAAAGCCACTATTGCTGCATTCGTAAGCATTCAAGGCGCTGTTGGTATAGGCAGAATTGCAGACCAATACACCAAGTTCACCGCACAGCTAAAACTCGCTACACGCTCACAGCAAGAGTTTGCAGAGGCTTATCAAAACTCCATTCGCATTGCCCGTACATCACAAAGTGACATTGCAGGCGTAGGCACTTTATATGCGCGTCTCAATAACTCATTACGTGACTTGGGCGCTACGCAAAGGCAAGTCGCAGACATTAGCGAAACTGTTGCATTAAGCCTAAAGGTTTCAGGTGCTGGTGCGGCAGAATCAGCCAGTGCCATGCTTCAACTATCACAGGCTTTCGGCTCTGGCGTATTGCGTGGTGAAGAATTTAACGCAGTCAATGAAGCCGCACCTGGATTGCTTCGCGCCCTTGCTGAATCGCTAAAGGTTCCTGTTGGTGCTTTGCGTGAAATGGCAAGTAATGGCAAGCTCACAAGCGATGTATTGGCTAATGCGTTTAAAGACCCTGCCTTGCTTGAAAGTTTACGCAAACAGGCTAAAGAAGTAGTCACCCTTTCCAGCTCATTCACTGGACTAAAAAACGAACTTACCATTGCTATTGGTGAATTTGACAAAGCTACTGGCATCAGCTCTGCCCTTGCTTCTGCCATTAGTGGGTTAGCTCGGAATGCTGACATACTTGTACCTATCCTTGGGGGGCTTGCGATTGCTGCTGCTGCCATTGCTACACCCTCTATCATTGCTGGCGTTACTGCGCTTGCTGGCGTTGTTGCTGCGCTTGGTGCGCCTGTATTGCTTGCAATTACTGGTGTTACGGCATTAGGCGTTGCTTATGCAAAACTTAGTAAGGATGGCAGAACCGATCTACAAAAGCTGATTGATAAAGAATATGAGCTAGCCAATGTTAAAAGGCAGGACTTTGGCAGTAAGACCACTGGCACACTTTTGGCTGAAAAGAATCAGCGCAATTTTGCAGAAGCTACAGCAGAAGTCACTAAGCGCGTTAAAGAGCTTAACCAAGTACAAAAAGATATTAATTTCAGCGCCTTCATCAATAATGGCAAAGCTAGCAATGACCTGTTGCAGAAACAAGCCGAATTAACTGGCAAGCTGAATATTGCGATTAGCGAAACAAACCGCCTGCGTAGAATATCTGCCGAGGGCGAATCACAGCAAGTCATCAAGCAAAAAGAGCGCATTGCATCTTTTGCCGAGCTGACAGAAAAAATAAAGACCGCGGCTGACATCCAAAAAGAATACACCTCACGCGCTCAAGAGATTATCAAAGCCGCACAGAATGAAGGCGTAGCTAACGATGTATTGCAGGCCAAGCTTAAGGTATTGACTGAGCAATATTACAAGTCTAATGACGCTAAAAAGACATCTAAAGACGCTACCAAAGCATTAAGTGATATTGAAAACGAACGCAAGCGCGTACTGGAAGAGCAATTCGCCATTCAAAAGGCTGGCGTAGAAGCTGAGTATGCTTACGGTGAAGCATTAAAGGCATCACGCCGCGCTGTGGAAGATTTAGTATCTACTGCTAACGATAGCCTTCGCACTGCACAGGATGAACTTGACTTGTTGTTATTGGGCAAACAAGGCATTCAAGACCGCGAAATAGCGCGTATTAACGAAACTCGCTCAATACTGGAATATAACCTTGAGTTTGCCAAGTCAAACGGATACACACAGGAAGGCATTGATTTAATCGCCGCTCAAGTTAAAGCTTATGAAGAGCTTGCAATAGCCAGACGCAAGACATTCGACACAGAGGCTAATACTGCTGCAATCAAAAAAGGCATTGCAGACCGTGAGCAGCTTGAGAAAGAATCACTCAAGACCATTGCAAGAGAACAGGAGAAAGCATCCGAGGCTTTTAGTAAGTCGCTGACTGATGCAATATTCCGTGGGTTCGAGAATGGTAAGTCATTTGCTAAAAACTTCCGCGATAGCCTGATTAACTCATTCAAAACGCTTGTATTGCAGCCTATTGTTAAGTTTCTCGTAGATTCTTCGGGGATCACTAAAGTCATTGGCGCAATCACAGGCGCTGCTTCTGGTGTGGCTAATGCTGGCACTACTGGCGGCGGTCTAATCGAGCAAGGTACAAATATTGTCAAGGCCATCACACAAGGCTTTGACCTAAGCAATCGCGCATTACAGACCACCATTGAGAAAGCTGGCGTATTTTTAGTTGATAAAGGCTTTAACACGCTAGGTGGCGCTATTGGGCAATACTCAAGCGCAATATCTTCTGCCTTACCATACACTGGAGCTGCCTTAAAGCTGCTTTCTGGCGATTTAAAGGGCGCTGCATTCCAAGGCGCAGGGGTTGCTATTGGTTCTATATTTGGCGGCCCAGTAGGTGGTTTTATTGGTGGCGCAATAGGCGGTGCTATAGGTGGACTATTCGGCAAGAAGAAAGCGCCACGCTTTGATAGCGCAATCAACACCAGTTTTAGCAACGGCACATTAACTTCCACACAAGGCCAGACCGACTACAAGAGGTTAGGCGCAGAAGAAGCATTGACCAGCTTGGGCGGCGCGTTCTCCAAGTCACTCAATACCATCCTCTCGGGCTTTGGCATTGATACCTCGATTACAACTTCCAATCGTCTGATACAGAAGCGCAAAGCAAGCTATGGCCTGTTTGATGCATCGTTTGGCGGGGTGCGTGTCGCAGCAGGCGTTCAAGGTTCAGCAAAAACTACATCGGCAACCTTTGACAAGCTCATAGCCGAGGTATTGGGTAAGACTTTAGTTTCGGCAATTCAAAGGTCTAGTCTGTCAAAAGGCATCCGAGACCTGTTTAGCGGATTTACAGACAAAACGCAAGTCTCGAGCCTGATAAATGCCAGCCTTAACCTTAACGCGGCATCTAAAGGCTTAAACGAAACTTGGAACATAACAGTTGACCAAGCCGCTAAAGTTGCAAAGGCATCAGCAAGCACTAATGCCGAGTTAATAGCTTTTGTTAATACCTTGGCGACTACTGGCAATTCATTCTTAACCGTAGGTGATGTACTAATCAAGGCAAGGGATAGCTTCACTGAATCGCTAGGAAGTATTGCGCTGCCCGATTCTGTTAAGTCATTCGACCTAGCTTTAAAGAATATCGACAAGACCACACAGGCCGGCATCGAATCGTTTGCAGACTTGCTCAAGATTCGTGACCAATTCATTGCTTACACAGGCTCACTTAGCGAGTTAAAGGGTGGCGTAGAAAATTCAATATTTGGCTTCCTGTCAAACGATAAACAACAAGCGATACTTCAGGCTAAGTTAGAAGAGATGTTTGATGGCCTCAATATCGAAGTGCCAGGCTCTATTGATGACTTAGTTAAGCTAGGCCAAAACATCGACTTCACGACTAAGGCCGGACTAGACCTTGCTGCTGTATTCCCTTCACTGGTAGAAGCCTTTAACGCAACCAAGGAAACTGTAGATTCATTATATGAAAGCCTTAACCAGCCTGAGCGATTCAAGACATTCCAAGACCAACAACGCTTTGCCGCTGTATCAAATAAATACGGCGCTGAATTCGCTGCTGACTACACATCAAACCTTGCAGCAGGCCGCATTACTAATGTTAATGGCACAGCAATGGCTAACGGCAGTGTTGACGTAGTGGCAGAGATTAAATCATTACGTGAAGAATCTCAAGCTGCTGATGTTTCCCTAGTGCAAACCTTGCAAGCTATTAACAAGATAGTTCAGAGATGGAATGGTGATGGCCTGCCAGCGGAGAGGGTGCTATGAAGATAATTCGCCCGATTACCATTGACGATAGCAACCTGGTATCAAGCAATGTACCTGAAACAGAATACCCGCTATATGAAGTGGCTGTTACTTATGGCTTAGGAGATACAGTAATCCTCATTGCCGATAATATTCACCGAGTATATGAATCATTGCAGGCTGGGAACTTAGGTAACGACCCGCTAGATGATGTGCAAGGCAATCCAGATATACCGCCTGTTTACTGGCTGTTATTGGGTGAGGATAACCGCTGGAAGATGTTTGATGGCTATGTAAATACACAGACCTCAAACCTTGACACGATTGATACTACGATAATTGCTACAGGGCGCTGCGATTCAGCTATTGCACTGAATGTATCAGGCGCGACTATTCAGTATATCGCTACTGACGCGATTGATGGAGTTGTTTACGATCAGACTTACTCATTGGTATCAGATAGCGGCATCACTGATTGGTATGCTTACTTTTTTGAGCCTATTGTGCGTTTACAGGACTTTTCTGTTACTGACATCCCGCCTTATGCAAACCTGAGCATCCAAACGATTATTACTGATACTGGCAATCAAGCATTATGTGGCGCTTTGATATTTGGCCTGAGTAAAGAGATTGGTGATACCCAATACGGCATGAATTTAGGCATCACTGATTACTCGGTTAAACAGGTTGATGACTTTGGCAACTTCACCATATTGGAGCGTGCATTTAGTCGTAACTCCGATATGACTTTGTGGATACCTAACACGCTGGTAGACCAAACACAAATCCTGCTATCCGGCTATCGTGCCACGCCTTGTGTCTATATCGGCTCTGATGATTATGCTTCATCTATCGTCTACGGCTATTACAAAGAATTTTCAATCAATATTACATACAAACTTGTGTCTGTTTGTACCCTGTCACTTGAAGGATTAACATGACCATCTCAGCCCTGCCTCCCGTTCCGCTGCGCAGCGATACGCCTGCCAACTTTATTATCAAAGCTGATAATTTTATGGCGGCGCTTCCTACATTCCAGCAGGAATTAAATGCGCTTGGAACTGCTTATAATCTAGCCACTACCACAACCAGTAGCACATCAAATTCAATCACTATTGCTAGCAAATCATTTACCGTAGCCGCTGGATTGGGATTTGTTGCAGGGATGGCAATTACTGCTGGCTCGGTTTCTTCCGGCACTAACAACATGGCTGGCACAGTCACTTCATACATCGGCACTACATTGATTATGAATGCGACAAGTGTAAACGGCTCAGGCACTTATACAGATTGGATAATTGCTCTTGGCGCTTCTGCATCGGGCGCTACTCTTGGCACAAATTCATTTACTGGCGTACAGAACTTTGCTCTAGGCGCTGACATTACAGCCGCTTCTACAATCAATCTCACATCTGCAACAGGCAATACAGTCAAAGTGGTTGGCAACACTGGCATTTCAGCTATGACGCTTGGCGCAGGCATGACAAGATTTATTATCTTTACAGGAACACCGTTACTCACTCACCATGTCACAAATCTAAACTTAAACGCTTCTGGCAACAATGTTCCAATTGAAGCTAACGATAGCGCTATATGTTACTCAGATGGCACAACGACTTATTGCCGAGTAATCAAAGCTAATGGCTTAAATGTCTACCGAGTGAATGAAACGCCACTTGTGCAGCAAACTGTTTTATCTGGCCCCGTAGATTCTTCTGGCCTGCCTAATTTTGGCGGCTCTACTGGCTCAACTACCGTTACAGCATCAGGCACTTTAATTGTTACCGCTGCGAACGGCACAACTAACCGTACTGGCTCAATTGCCAATCCATCATGGACAGGATTATCCACTAACGGGGCGATGTATCTTTATCTTGATATTGATGCAAATGGCACTGTCACTACAGGCTCAACAACTTTAGAGCCTAGTTATCGCTGGGGTGGCGCTGACGTAACTACTAATAATAAGTTCACTTTCAACATACAGGAAATGTCTGGCAAGGTCGGTAACGGCTCAGTAGCTACGCAGACTTATCGCGTATTTGTTGGTGAAGTCACGGTGGCTGCTGGCGTTGTCTCTGCAATCATATGGTATGCCTTGATGGGTAGATATGATTCTGGATACACAGCGACACTTCCAGGCACAGCTACCAGCATATCAAGAAACCACAATTTAGGCATCGCACCAGATGAATATGGCATTGCAGTTTTATGCAACACAGCAAATCAAGGATTTGCTATAGGTGACGAAGTAATCCCTTATTGCCAATCAAATGCAAGTTATGTAGCACCACTTACTCCAAGCGCAACAAGATTAGTTACACAAGTAACTACTGGCAACAATGTGGCCTTTATTGTAAACGGAAAGGCTTCTGGCTCGGTTGCTGTGCTTACCGCTGGAAGTTGGTCATATCGGTTGTGGGCAAGGCGGGGCTGGTAATGTCACTAATGCTTTTATTCAACCCTATCACTCTACTGCTGGTTTACATCCTCTATACCAAAACGCCACAGACTAGCCTTGCTTATTACCCTGTAATGCTAGTCGGTGTCGTGATAGATGCTGCTGTCAATATTACATGGTTCACCGTCCTATTTTGGGACTTACCCCAAGAGCCATTACTCACCAAGCGAGTTAAGCGCCTCAAGTCATCATCTGGCTATCGTGGATGGCTGGCTAATGCAATCTGCAAGCTGCTCAATCATTTCGAGAAAGACCATTGCTGATGCAGTGGCTATGGCTAGGCATGTGGTTCCCTACGCTTATAGGGGTGTTCACTATTATCCAATGGGTGAGACCAAGCAAATATCCCGCAGATGCAAGCAACATTATCAATCGGATTAGATTGTGGTGGTTTGCATTAACTAGGCAGGATCTTTTTGTGACGCTATTTGAATGGCTAAAACACGACGAACTTAAAAACATCAACAATAAGGAGCAGTAGAAATGGCAGAGCAAGCGCGTGGCATTAGATTCGAGGCTAGTATTAATCTAGGACACATATTGACGTTCATCGGATTTTTGCTGACAGGCTTGGCAGCTTTCCAGCTTGTTGATAAGCGCGTTGTTCAGCTAGAAGAAAATAAACGCTATCAGCAGCTCAGGGATGATAGTCAGGATGCAAGCACACAGCAGAGACAACTTGAAATAAACAACAATCTCGGTGAGATTAAAAAATCAATCGAACGCCTTGATAACAAGATGGACAGGTTAGGCAGATGATTCAAATCATTCAAAAAGTTATTCATGACTGCCTGACAGGAGTTGATGGCACGACTTATGACCCCGCCCGTGTTTACGGCGCAATGGCTGTCAATGTTTTTTTATTGTGTTCAATGATTGCAGTATTTCGTAACCAAGTATGGAATCCAGTTGAGTATGGCACTGGATTTGCAGCATTGCTGGCTGGATTTGGCGCTGCTGTAGCATTTAAAGCCAAGACCGAACCGCCACAAGGCGACCCTAAGTAACATTAACATTTATAGATTGGAACCATCATGGAAGTGACGAAAAACAAGCCATACTTCGATACGCTGGAAAAAGGCCAAGTATTGACTGTAACTATTACTGGCGGCTCTGCGATTGTATGCGGCAAAGTTGGCACTAGAGAAGTGATAGCAGAAAATCCAACAACTACTACCATTTATGGCCCATACGCATCTGATATTAATTTTAGGGTTAGTTATGTATCTGGAGTTATTGATGCTACTGAATCAATATCATCAACCCCATTGTTCCCGCAGCAAATTACATTAGCGGCGTTCTCCGCAGCTCAAGCATCTGGTAGCCTAGACACATCTGCAATGTACGACGTAGACGGCATCCTATACCGCTATAACCGATCAAGCGGGCTATGGCTTTCCTCAGATGTGGATACAAGCTCATATAAATTCATATCAGGTCGATACAAAGTATCTCAGTCATTCGGCTCACACTCAAGCACTAATATCTATGCTTTGCATCAATCTAAATTCGTCTCTCCTGAGTATCCAGTAAGTGACCCTCGCTTCTTCTTAGGCGCATTTGCGTGTACTGGCACACTATTTCCTGTTGATCGCTATGCAGAAGGCCAGCTTACTTATTACGGCTTGGCTATTAAAGTAGCTGGAACTTGGTATCGTATTACTGACAGCACAGACCCTACGGTTGGCCTTGACTTCACAAGTGGTACAAAGGTCGGTCCGATAGGGAAGGGATTGTTAACTGCTGCTGCCAGCCAGACTTCAAGTGCAGCTATTATCACAGTAACGCCTCGCCCTGCTGTTGGTGATGTTGTATTGTTTAAAGATGGTAGCACACGGGTTTATTCAGTAATAACTAGCGTCATTGCTAATGGCTCTGATTGGCAAGTTACAGCAGATACATACTCAACTCAATCCGTTACCACTACTACGCCACAGTCTTTAACATCAAGTACAACTGAGGCAACAATATTCCGCAATCCTGGATTCTTAACACCTGCTATTGGTGTGACTATTCCTGCCAATACTACTGTCGAAGTTCAGTTGTTATATGCCGCCCCAGGTGGTAGTGCAGTGCCTGGACAAGACTTTCAAGTTGCTGGATATGTTCCAACACAGACCAAATTGGACGTTGAGTACATCGTAGGAACATCCGATCGTACCTCTACGCCTGCTGGTTGTTTAGCAAGTCTTAACGCCATGTATGGCACAGACCTGTTAAGCACATCAAGCGCACCCGTTCATTCAGGGATGACTTATACGAACGGCAACATTAAACGCATCCATACTCCATTCTTCTGCGTAGCTAAAGGCTCAGATGGTCGCATGGTTGGCCTTATTGCTGGCGATTCAATCGGGTTTGGTTCAAATGATGAAGTGCCTACCTATTACGACAGTGCTTATGGCGCAGGCTATATTGAACGTGGGCTGAATGAAAATGTAACTTCCAAGCGTGTGCCTTTTGCTGTGTTTGCTGAAAAGGGGACTAGCCAAGTCAAGTATCAAAGTAAAAATCACTGGAAGCCTCGCTTAGACACATTGCGCATGATCTACAACGTCAATGGCGGCGTATGGCCTTTTGATATTGTATTCGAAGAATCAGGCACAAATGCTACAGCTTCAACTTCTTACGCAACAGCAATGGTCACAATGCTCGGCATCATGAAAGACGAATGGCAGAAGCCTATTATTGGCGTTGGACTGTTACCAAAATGCACCAGTACAGACGGCTGGCAGTCACTGGCGAATCAAGCAACTATTGCTGCTGATACTCGCTATCCTGCTGGCAGATTGTGGCTTACTAATGCGGCTAAAGGTTGCTTAAACACAACCAATGACCCATCCGCAACATGGCAAGTGACCGATTCCCCACTGCTAGCTTTAGATTTGCTAGATGACAGCATCAGCGTATGGAAGACAGTTAGTTACGACACTGACGCAAACCGAGACAAAGTAGCTGTACGGCAATTCACAGGGACATTGAGCGCCAATCTTACTGTTAACACTTATAGCTTCTCAGTGACGCAGACCGCAGGGGTAGCGCCCCGTATTGGTGAATCTCTACTGATTGACCCTACAGGCACAACACAAGAAATCACCATTGATGGCGTGACTGACAATGGAGGTGGAAGCTTTACATTAACTGGCTTCCCTTCTGGCTTTGGGCAAACTACAGCGGCAAGCTCAGGAGTGGCATTAAGCATTGCCCACTTGGGCAGCTTTAGCGGGTCGGCTTTGCATCCTTCACCTTGGGCATGTGAGAACTTATTGAAAGCGCCAATAGTTGAATGGAAGCGTGCTAACGGGTTGGCTAAATAGCCCAAACGTACTAACAACGACATAGCATCAAACACACTGAGACTACAACATGATAAGCCTTGAGGAATTGTGCGATATATACGAATGTCCATCAACCAGAGCGTCAAGGTTCATTGAGCCGCTAAATGATGCAATGGATACTTATGGCATTGATACTAAACTGCGTATCGCACATTTCCTTGCTCAGGTAGGCCACGAGTCAGGCAGACTTATTTACGTGCGTGAGATAGCCTCTGGTGATGCTTATGATATGCGTTCTGACTTGGGCAACACCGAGAAGGCCGCTATTCAGGCAGCAGCTTTTGTCAGGTCAACACCTGGTAGATACTTTCGCGGGAGGGGATTGATTCAGGTGACGGGCTATTATAACTATCTTAAATGTGGCGAAGCATTGGGCATTGACCTGATTAAAACCCCGACACTGCTAGAAACGCCTAAATATGCAGCACTATCAGCGGCATGGTTCTGGAACAGTCGAAAACTGAATGAACTTGCAGATGAAGACTTGCTCACTAAAATCACCAAGCGCATTAACGGCGGGCAGAACGGCATAGATGACAGACGCGCTATTCTTGTGAAAGCTAAAAAGGTGCTAGGCATATAATGTTTAATCCGTGGATACTTCTAGGCATTACCCTTGCATGGGTTAGCTCTATTGCTGGAACCTACATATACGCGCACAGCGATGGTGTGGATGATGAGCGCCTAGTGTGGACTTCTTCTGAAATGCTAAAAGTTAAGGATGATTTAAACCTAACCAATATACTCACATCAGAAACCATCCCAATAGTTTCAAGACGCGATGCTGACAGCGTAAAAGAGCGTATTGTATATCGAACTATTAAGGAGAAAGTAAATGCGCTTCCTAGTGATAATGTGTGCTTTACTGCTGACAGCTTGCACCTGTGGAATCAAGCCATCATCGGGGCAGGTAAAGATAGTGATAGACCCAAGTCTGACGACAAGGCCGGAGACACTGACACCGCTACAGTCAAACAAGTCCTTATCAACGGAGCCGAAAACTTCGAAACCTGCAAGCAAAACAGTATCAAGCACAATGCCTTAATTGATAAGGTTGAATCGCTAACTGGCAAGATGTGTGTTTGTGGTGAATAGAAGTTGCATTATTAATTCTCGCGCATACTGCACCCCTTTGGGAGGCCGCGGCTTTAAGCATTCGCCACAAGCAAGACTACTAATCCGATAGGAACAGGATTTGCCGTCACTGCCCAACAGCAATCAATAGTCTTGATTCTAATGAATAAGAGCCTTTCGGGATGGCGGCTCAGACCAATGCAGGCATTCTAGTTGTTAGATATAATCCAATCTCAAATATAAACAATATAAAGATTAATGCAGCTATAAATCTATATGTGATTTTTCTATGATAATCAATGCAATCTTTTATTGCAGATTCTATGCTCATTACAATCCTCCGATTGCTAAACCCTTAGACGTATGCCTACGCCCTATAGCGGCATTATAACGATGTGAGTGGGAAATGCAAATTACTCTTTAATCGCCACCAGCACCAATCCAACAGCAAATGCTACGGTTAATGCTTGGTCATCATTATGGTCTGCATACAATTCAGCCGGACATTGGTCGCATGGCAGGTCATCATGTAAGCCAAGTATGCCAATATCAATGTCATCATCAGCACTATAATATAGCCAGGATACTTTATTCTCCACTGCCAAAGGCATGAGCCTGTTCCAGTCAGAGACTAGCCAAACTGTATCAATGATACAATCGTATGGCTGTACGTTGTATAGCTCACCTATGCGAACTGATAGTTGCTGTATGGTCATGATGGCTCACCTTTGGGTTTAATGGCTGCGTTAATCATGGCTTTGTAGCAAGCATAGGCAACTTTGGTATCATCCCAAAAAGAATAAGTTGAATAGCTATCCGTTGTTTCATCATGTGATTTCTCACTAGCCAACTCCCCCGCTATTGCCATTTCCTTTGTAGGCTCAATCGGAACTAACACATACCCATCCCCCACGCTCACAGCATTAAGGGCTGCACCTGCTTGGAAGGCTATCCAAGATTCATCAACCTTTGGATGTCGGTAATCTCCGTTCATAAAAGTGTCGTAGGAATAGTTGCAATAGTTTTCCTTGTGCCACTTCTCAAACTCCGCACGGATGTCATTCATGGTACGATTTTTCCCTTAATTATTGAGCACCCGCCGCCAGCTCTACGGTGTCTCTCTGTTGATTCTTTAGCTTTCTTTACCATCTTCTGCGGGGTGCATTCAATATTCCCGCATAGCATTACTTCGTGAGGCTCATCGCTTCTAAATGGTCTATAGCGGCATCCATCTGTTTCTTTTATCCGATTCATATTTACATGAGCCAACTTAAAGCGTTCGCCAACTGCTATTCTGTTATAGCAACAGTGGCATGTAGGATTGCAGCCGCCAGCATTAAATATTTTATGTAGCACTTCATCCATAGTTACCAATTCATCTGGCTTAATATCTTCGATGTTCATCATTTCCCTTTCACTTGTCCGAGTGCTTCATACTGGCTCAAGTCAAAATCTGACCACTGTCCGCACTTATCTTGATAACGTTCAATTTGTCCAGCTAAATCATGCATAACAGATTTAATATTCGCCACTTCATCGGATGGCTGGGGTGAAGCTTTAGCGTAACGTTTATGGCTACCAATCCAAACTTCATAAGCTACGCGCTTGCTCATGTCTAAGCCGCCTTTGCTCGCCCAGAACTTTTCAAATTCATCTATATCATCAGCACTGTAAGCAACAGCCTCACTCTCACTCTTGCGGGATAGCAGGGCTTTGGCGAAGGCTACCAAGCCAGCGGAATCAAAAACACAGCCAATCTTATTAACTGAATGACAGGTATCTATCCCAATTTGGCATATCGCATCATCGGTAAGCTCGGTTGTTGGTGGAGTGGGGTGCAGTACAGTTACCGAACCTAATTGCGCGTTTTTTAGAATGTCATGTTCAGCTTCCGAAAGTTTATACATTATCGGTTGCGGCTCATTATCTATCGGGGTGGATAGGGCTTGAATGAATGCTTCTGCTACTTCGTAAGCGGTCTGCCCATGAAGTAACAATCCATCTTCACGCAAATGTCAATTACTATCTTATACGAGGTTTCTAATA